ATTGTAGATACCCTCGTACTTTCTAGATTGTTTAACCCTTCTCGTGAGGGCGGACATGCTCTTGAGGGCTGGGGTTATAGGCTACGACACCGTAAGATTGAGTATGATAACTTTGAATACTACACACCTGAGATGATGAAGTATTGCAAGCAAGATGTGTCGCTTAACTATAAAGTATTTAGACATCTAACAACAACAGAGCTTCCGGGCTTTGGTCCGGCAGCAGTTAAGCTAGAGCATGAAGTCTATCGCATCTTAAATACACAGAGGGAAAAAGGCTTCAAGCTAAACCAACAACATGCAATGGAGCTTCTGGCAGAACTGACAGGTAAGTTATCGCAGGCAGAAAGAGAAGTACACAAAACATTCAAGCCTCGTGAAACATCTATGGAACTTGTTCCTATGTTTACTAAAGCAGGTAAGCTGTCTAAGATGGCGCAAGTCCACAAAGAAACAAGGAAGGTTAGGCTGTCTGATGAAGAGTATGAGAAGGCGAGTATCAATCCGAATGAGCATCTTATTCGCCGTGATTCTGAACCTTTTAATCTTGGCTCTAGAAAACAAATTGGAGAATATCTCTTGGAGTTTGGCTGGAAGCCTACAAAGTTTACGCCTACGGGACAGCCAATTGTTGATGAGAAAGTCTTATCGCAAGTAAAAAACATACCTGAAGCTGCAATCATTGCTGAGTATCTAATGCTTCAAAAGCGTATTGCACAGATAAACTCTTGGTTCAAAGAGCTTGGAGACGATGGACGCATTCATGGCTTTGTAAATACTAATGGCGCAGTGACAGGGCGAATGACGCACAGAAGTCCCAACATGGCACAAGTACCCAGCACAAGTAGCCCATACGGTAAAGAGTGTCGCCAGTGCTGGACAGTAGATGATGGGTATCGACTAGTGGGTATTGATGCTAGTGGACTTGAACTAAGAATGTTAGCACACTACATGAACGACGAGGGCTTTACTTATGAACTTCTCAACGGAGACATACACACAGCAAACCAAAATGCTGCGGGACTTGAATCAAGACCTCAGGCAAAAACTTTCATCTATGCACTCTTGTACGGAGCAGGAGATGCAAAGCTTGGTTCAGTGGTTGGAGGAGACGCAAAAGATGGTGGACGACTTAGACAATCTTTCTTCGATAATCTCCCTGCATTTAAACATCTTAAAGACAGAGTTGCGGGAGCGGCTCGAAGAGGATACCTCAAGGGATTGGACAAACGTAAGTTATTTGTTCGGTCGGAACACGCAGCGTTAAATACTTTGCTGCAAGGTGCTGGTGCTATTGTTATGAAGCAAGCGGTAGTTAATCTTCAAGAATCTATAAAGGATCTTGATGCACACTTTGTGGCTAACGTCCACGATGAGTGGCAGATCGAAGCACACAAAGACGTAGCAGATAAAGTAGGTGAGTTAGGTATTGCTGCAATTGAAAAAGCTGGTAATGATTTTAACTTAAAGTGTAGTTTAACAGGAGAGTATAATGTCGGAAACAACTGGGCAGACACACACTAAGGAGTTATCCATGAACTATAAAACAAACATTGTAGAAGAAAACGGAAAATATTTTTACGTCGGCCAGAAAGACGGTGCGAAAAGAACCTTAGAAGGCCACATAAAAAAGAATACAAAACGTATGTGGGTTGACGGTAAGTACATTCCCACTTCACACCCCCTACATAAACCCGGACGATACGAGGGCTTTGAAGAAGCAGCATTTAGTTCCTTACAGAACTACAAATCCTCTAAAGAAGGGGAAGTATATATCATCACTAACCCTGCGTTTGAAGGATGGGTAAAGGTTGGAATGGCTGTAGACGCAATAGACAGACTAAAAGGTTATCAAACCTCTAGCCCCTTTCGTGATTTTGAGTTACAATACTTTTGCAAAGTCAGTGACAGACGAGCAGCAGAAGCAAAAGCACATCAGATACTGGCTAGTAAGTTCAACCAACAAGGCGAGTGGTTTCGTTGTTCACTTAAAGACGCTCGTCAAATACTTAATGAAGTTAAAATGGAATTAAAATGAAAAACTTAGATACTCTTATACAAGACATTTACGGTAAGCTTGAAGACTTGTCGATTGGCGAGCCACTTAACATTGATGAGACAGAGCTAGATGATACTCTTGTCCGTATTAAAGAAAGCATCTTGTCTTGGGCTACACCACGAGATCCACAAGCTGAGTTCACTTTACGGATGTCTAACATTGGTAAGCCCCTTCGACAGTTGTGGTATGAAAGCAGAACACCATCTTCAGCGAGAACAGTAAGCGGTGCAACACAGATTAAGTTTCTTTATGGGCATCTTCTAGAAGAGATTGTTTTGATGCTAGTCCGCATGACAGGACACGAGGTTACATCAGAACAGAAAGAAATAGACGTGTCGGGCATCAAAGGCCACATGGACTGTAAGATTAACGGCGAGGTAGTAGATGTTAAGACAGCCTCTAAGTTTGCATTCAATAAATTTAAGAATGGTACACTGGCCGATAACGACCCCTTTGGATACCTAGCGCAGCTTTCCGGTTATGAGACCGCCGAAGAAACAAAGGCTGGAGGTTTTCTTGTTATCAACAAAGAGAGTGGTGAGTTATGTTTATACAGGCCCGATGATCTTGAAAAGCCTAACATACCTCAGAGAATAAAGAAGATTAGATCAGCATTATCGGTTGACACGCCCCCTTCAAAATGCTATTCTCCTATACCTGAAGGCAAGAAAGGAAACATGAAGCTGCCTTCTGGTTGTGCGTACTGCCCTTATAAGTTTGAGTGCTACTCAGATGCTAACGACGGTGAAGGCCTTAAGGCTTACGCATATTCAAACGGTCCTACATACTTTACTAAAGTTGTAGCACCCCCACGAGTTGACGAGATCCTGTTATGAACAGAAAAACAATTAAACAAATCAACAGGCAAGTCCCACCTATTCTTGTTGCTTGGTTACACACATTAGTCTCTGAAGAAGAAGCCAAGATGATCACTTTAAATAATTATAAAGAACTTCTCCCTGATCAGACGCATGTGTTTTCCAACAACAAGTTTTTTCTTAGCACCTTTTCACCACGATGGGTGCGTAAAAAACTAAAAGGTCTTGTAGCTAAAAACCCGCAAAGGCCAATCCATTCATATACTCTAGAAGATATTAAAGCTGAGATGCAAACATGGAAGATGATCAACAGGGACTTTTAATCCCGCTTGAAATAATTATTCTTGGCTTTGCTTCTCACCTCAGTAATGGCTATTCTGTTGAAAGTATTGAAGATGAAGCAATTTACAATCTTCAGACTGCCTTAGAGTTAGAAATAGAAAAAAGAGGAGCAGTCCTACATTGAATAAGCAACCAAAAATAAGAAAAGGTTATCGCAAGCGAAGGGTTGCAAGGCCCGTTGAAAAAGATTTAGAACCCGGCTATGATTCTCAGTGGGAGTATAAGCTGCATTCTGGACCCCTATCAAACTGGGATATCCATACAACTAAAGTTGACTACACCGTTAATCACACGTATCATGCAGACTTTGTTAGAGTAATTAAGGGCAAGACTATTTTGCTTGAAGCTAAGGGGAGGTTTTGGGACGCCCCCGAATACTCTAAATACATTTGGATAAGTAAGTGCTTACCTAAAAATCACGAGCTAGTCTTTTTGTTTTCTGATCCTAACGCTCCAATGCCTCAAGCAAAGCGACGTAAAGACGGGACTAAGAGATCTCACGGTGAGTGGGCAACCTCAAAAGGATTCCGATGGTATAGTGAACAATCTTTACCGGACGAGTGGATTAATATAAAGCATAAAGAAGAAGGACTATGATAGACCGAAAGCAAGAACGCTCTGATAAGTTTAATCGAAAGAAAAAATTTAAACAAAAGGGCGAACCACCACAAAAACGCAAACCACAACGACAACAGTTAAGGGAACAATGATGGATTTATATCAACAGTACATTCACAAAAGCAGGTACGCCCGTTATCTGCCAGAAGAACAGCGTCGTGAGACGTGGGAAGAAACAATTGACAGATACTTAAACTTCTGGATTGAGAAGGGTAAGCTAACACTGGAAGAAGCTAATGGAATCTTCGCAGACATTCATGACATGGGGGTTATGCCCAGTATGAGAGCTTTGATGACTGCAGGAGAGGCTCTTGATCGTGATAATGTTGCAGGGTTTAACTGTAGCTACATGCC